GTCTCAAGCTCATTCATGCTCTGTCCGGGGACCCTAGCTGCAATGTTCGTGGCAGTATGCGCAATGCAGTTTGCCTAGAGGCTCCGGCACGTTGTTTTACCAAGGAGCGCCGGACGCTATATGAGGTTAATCCTCGGCATATAACGTTGCCCGCCCGGACGTTACAAAACAATGCTCACAAGTATGAGGTGGGGAACCGTAACCGCGTCACTTTCAACGTGGTGCTGCGACGATTCAAGGAGCTAAGGGAAAAAGCTAGTGTTTCGGAGTTATTCAACTATGCTAGGCGATTCCAGGACCAGTGCAATGCAGAGCCTTTGCCGGACCCCGAAAACTGGCAGATTGCTTCATCTGTAAAGCGAAACGGGCCAAGATATCGCATACGCGCAGATTACAACTATGGGGCGATGCAGCTCCCGGATGCTCCCTGGGATGAGATGAGCGAGGCCGAGCGGGTGGAGGAGATACGGCGGCGGCAAAGTATGGGAGCACATTGGATGCATGACCGGCGCAAGACCAAGACCAGGGCCAAGCTGGAGGTGGCCGTCCAGGAGCTCCAGCGCGAGGGGCAGAAGGTCACTCAGCGGGCCGTGGCCGCCCGTTCCGGGTGCGCCATCCAGACCGTCAACTCCCACTGGCCCTCTCTGTTCTAATTTGCTTAACAGGTAGGGGGATATGGCTCGGGGGCCGCAAGGCCACCTTATCCCCTCTTCCCCTCTTCCTCTCTTCGGTATGGAATACCGCATCTGGAAAGGGGACCCGAGGCACCCGCCGCTTGAGGGTCGTTCAAAGTGTGCAAAGAGTCCGGGCGGGCAAATCGGGATCGAGCGCGAATTGTAACACGTAACTGGAGGTTACAGCATGGGAGACGACAACGAGACCGCGCAGGGTCGCGTATATGTTTCGTTCACGATCCGCAGCCCTTGCATTTCCTACGAGGTCGAGGTGATTGATGATGGTCGGGAGGAGGAAGAATAGGGAGTGTAACACACAACTGGAGGTTACAATATGGCAAGCCCTGCGGTGGAGTTCCTAGTAAGGCACAAGGACGAGGTTGTCCCGGAGGTTCGGGAGCATGGACCCGCGAAGGCATGGGAGCATCTACAAGACCAGCTCCCCGTGGCCGAGGCAATGACCAAGCAGACCTTTCGGATGTATGCACCCGTGGTGGCGGCGCTATCTGATGAAATGGACGTGTCGCACTCAACTACACGTTACAGCCGTATGCGGGAAGCGGGGGTCGCCTTTTTTGGTGAGCTCGGGGCCTGGGCCTATGATGAATGGGCGAGGCTGAATGAGCTCTATTTCGAGGGGCGCAACGAGGCCGGGCCGATCATCTGGGGCCTTACTCCTCACGGGGCCAAGCTCGGGCACTATAACCCGGAGCGAAACGAGATAGTCCTTCACACGTCCCTGGTCACTCCCTCGGATGGTGCAGCCTGGGGGATTCGGCACCTGGGCAAGAAATATGCTTCGGACGTGCTGCTGCATGAGATGATGCACCAACGGATACACCAACTGTCACTTTCAACTAGAGGTTACAGCTCACACAACAACGAGGCGTGGGTGAACGAGGTCAACCGGATCGCCGGGCTGATGGGCCTGGAGGTAGAGGCACGGGTGGTGAGGCAGCGGCGCGTTGACGGTAAGGTGAAGTGGGCACCCGAGGAGGGCTGTCTGTCCAGGGAGGAGCTGGCCGGATTCCCGCACAGTGTGGTAGGGGAGGAGTTCTATCTGTAACACATTACTACGCGTTACACCTAACTTTGTGGTCTCAGGCTGGCTATTATGTAAACCAGTGAGCCAAGCCGAAAACATGGCCCCTGGCTCCCCGGCACTCCTGGATACACGACGAGTTCGTGATCTTGTCCGGGAGTGCTGGATAATGTTCGGAGGTCCTTATGGTGAGACAATACCAGTGCCGAGAGTGTGGCCGCTCTATTGAGCGACGGAACGGAGTGTGCCTGGCCTGTGAGCGGCGCTTGGTGCGTATGGCTAGGCGAATAGAGAGGGCACAGCAGGATGCGCGAAGGAGCAGGCCAGGGCGTGCCACAGTTCAGCACGTGCAGCTCTACGCCCGATAGCTCTTTTTTTGTCCTGCGTGTTGCCCTTTGTTGCCGTATTGTTGACATTTGTTTACATATCTGTTACATGTAACGGAACACATATTTGGAGCCAATAGCTGAAATTCCCGGCACACGGGGAGGGTCGCGGAGGGGGCCTTTCTCTTTTCATTAACGAGGTCGGATGAGCGAAGCTCAGAAAGCAATCGAGTTCCTGCAATCCCTGAGAATCCCGGAGGGACCCCGAGCTGGCAAGCCTCTCAAGCTGGCCGGCTTTCAAAAGCGGTTCGTCCGTGGGGCCTTGAAAAAGACGACCGCCATCGGGGTCTTGTCCGTGGGTAGGGGCAACGCCAAGTCAGCCCTATCCGCCGGCATCGGTCTCGGTGCGCTGCTCGGTGTGTGGGACAGGCAGCCCCGCCGGGAAATCATCGTTGCCGCAAGGACCAGGGACCAGGCCGGGATCTGCGTTGACTTCGTTCGCGGGTTCTTGTCCTGGATGGACGAGGAGCTGCAGGAGCAGATCATCTACCGCCGCAATCCTCGCCTTGAGCTGGAGTTCACCGGCGACGGTGGGGGCCATATCCTGCGAGGCATCGCCGCCGACGCCCGGAACGCGTTGGGCGGTTCGCCTACTCTTGCCATCATGGACGAGCGTGGTCACTGGACGGACCAGAAGGGCGACGAGCTCGAATCGGCTATCATGTCAGGTCTCGGCAAGCGACAAGGCCGGTGCCTCATCATCTCGACCAGCGCATCCGACGACCAGCACTCCTTGTCTCAGTGGATCGACAACCCGCCGCCGCACACCTACGTGCAGGAACACCGCCCGGAGCCGGGCCTTCCCGCCGATGATTATGAAAGCCTGATCCAAGCCAATCCCGGAGCAAAGGCCGGAATAGGCAGCTCCCCGAAGTGGCTCCAGGCGCAAGCCTCCAGGGCCATCGCTCGTGGCGGGTCCGCACTCGCTTCTTTTCGGCTGTACAACCGTAACGAGAGAGTATCCGGTGAGACACGGGACGTGCTCTTGTCGGTAGATGATTGGCTCGGGTGCGAGGTCTCCGACTTGCCGCCGCGAGAAGGTGGGGCCGTGGTCGGTATCGACCTGGGCGGGTCCGCCTCGATGTCAGCGGCGGTGATGTATTGGCCGAATACTTGCCGGATGGAAGCGTTCGGTGCTTTCCCGCGAAATCCGTCCCTGGAGGACCGGGGCCGAAATGATGCGGTGGGCCGGCGATACGTGGAGATGTGGGAGCGCGGAGAGCTGGTCGTGATGGGTGATCGCGTGGTGCCGGCTGCGGAGTTCCTGCAAGAGATCATGGCCCGCCTGGACGGGTGGCCGGTTTCCTCCTTCGTGGCCGATCGGTTCAGACAGGCCGAGTTCGAGGAGGCCCTTGCCGCCGCCGGCATCCGCGTCCCTGTGGTCTGGAGGGGTCAGGGATTCCGAGATGGTGGTGAGGACTGCGAGCGTTTCCGCCGTGCCGCCTTCGACGGACAAGTGAACGTGAGGCCGTCCCTGCTGCTGCGGAGTGCAATGTCTGAGGCGGTGACAATCTCGGACACTGTGAACAACCGCAAGATTGCCAAGGCTCGGAGCAACGGCCGCATTGATCCCGCGGCCGCCGCGACCTTGGCCGTTGCCGAGGGGCAGCGTCAGCGCAATCGGCCAGAACAGAAGGCACGGGATCCTGTATGGGCCTAAAGCGAAAATTCGAGCGACCTTCCAAGCGGGTCCAGAGCTCGAAGCGGTGGAAAGCACTCCGCCTGCGGGTCCTACGCCGCGACAACTGGCAGTGCGTTCAGTGCGGTGCAAGGGGCCGGGTGGAGGTCGATCATATACAGCCGGTGAGGGATCGCCCTGATCTTGCCTTCGACGAGGACAACTTACAGACCCTGTGCAGGCGGCACCATAGCCGCAAGACGAGGCAGGAGATGGGCTTTCCCGAGCCGGACCCGGAACGGGTGAAATGGTGGGATCTACTGAAAAAACCGATGAACGAAAACACAATTTTGTGAGGTGAGAAATGCTCGAATCGACCAAGATTCAGAAACGGCAGAGCGAAATCAGGCAGCAACTTTCGGAGCTGGCCGCCAAGGAGCAGCCTTCCGAGGACGAGACCCGGCAGATGGACCAGCTCGATATGGAGTATCGCACCAACGAGTCCCGATACCGTGCCGCCCTGGTTGCGGAGGATACCGAGCGACGCAGCGCCGGTGCCGAGCTGGAGACCAGGGAAGGCAAGGAGTGGGCCGACCTGATCGGGCAATTTGAGGTCCGGCAAGCAGTCCTCCATCTGGACGAGGGCAAGCAGCTCTCCGGGGCAACGGCCGAAATAACCCAGGAGCTCCGCGAGAAGGGCGGATACAAAGGCGTGCCTGTCCCTTATGATGCGCTCGAACAGCGTGCCGGCGAGACCGTGGCCGGTGGTGTGCCGGACCCTCGGGAGACCAGGCCCATCATCGACCGCCTTTTCCCGCAATCCGTGGCCGGGCAGATGGGAGCGCAGATGGTGAACGTCTCCAGCGGTGAGCTGGAATATCCCGTGACCAGCTCCAGCGTTTCCGCCGGGTGGGCCGCCGACGAGACAAGCGACGTGACGGGGCCGACGCAGTACACCACGGCGGATAGGCCCTTGAAGCCGGACCAGACCCTTGGCGTGCAGATGAAACTTACTCGCCGGGCTCAGAAGTCCGCCGCCGGGCTGGAGCAGGCCGTCCGCCGGGATATGCGCGGAGCCATCCAGGCCGAGCTGGATAAGGCTGTTTTCCTGGGCTCCGGGTCCAGTGGTGAGCCCCTGGGCGTGATCGCCGGCGCGGGCACCTACGGCATTAACAGCACGGCCGTTGATGCTGCGGCAACCTGGTCTGCCTTCCGTGGCGCTGTGACCACCTTTCTGACCAATAACGCGGCAAGCGGTCCTGGCATGGTCCGCGTGATGATCCGCCCTGAGATTTGGGACAAGCTGGAGGGCACCGTTTTCGATTCCGGTTCCGGCACAACTGAATGGGACCGCTTCACCCGCAATATCCCGGCGGGCAATGTGTCCATGACGTCGAACGCCCTTGCCGCGCCGTCCGGCAGTCCGACCGCAAGCAAGTCCCTGCTTACGACCAGCGCCGGCGGGCAAGCTCCCATCTATATGGCTGTCTGGGGAGCCGTCGATCTGATCCGCGACCCATATTCAAGCGCGGCCAGCGGCGGTGTGCTGCTGACCGGTTTGGTGACGGTGGACATCACCGTTTCCCGGACCAATCAGCTTGAGGTCTTAACCGGATTGCAGGACTAGTTATGCTACACGGAGCTCTATCCCAACAAATAGAGGTCCGTGCTGAGGAGGACGGCTCGCGCACTATCGCGGGCCGTTTCCCCTATAACAGCACGGCGACTGTAAGCGATGGTGGCCGCAAGGGTAGGCCGCGAAAGGAGCGTTTTGCTCCAAAGGCGTTCGAGTATCGGGTTGAGGACCCGGACGCGGAGATCCATCTACTTGTCGGGCATGACTTCGACCGTCCCCTTGCCTCGAAGCTATCCGACACCTTGAAGCTAGAGGACACCGAGGAGGCCCTTTCCTTCGAGGCCAACATATTGCCGGCCGTGGCCGAAACGCAGCACGCCAAGGATGCATTGGCCCTGATCGCCTCGGGCTTGTCGGTAGGTCTATCGCCTGGTTTTCGCCTTCCGCCTGAGCGGGCCGTGGAGGACGCGGAGAAGGTGGAGCGGGAGCCGGACAAGGGCGAAGGCTCCAACGAGCGGGGGGCCATCATCCGCACCGTCAAGGCGGCGCTCTTGTTCGAGCTGAGCATCGTAACGCGGCCGGCGTTCGAGGAGGCCGAGGTGCAGGCCCGCAACTGGTCGCCCGTGGTGGCGGTCCCGAGAACGCGGCCGGCCGTGTGGAGGTGGCGCTAATGGTTGAAATACTCCAAGAGATCGAGGGAGTGCCGTCCAGCTATCCGACTTCGCCCACGGATTTGAGCTCTGAGGCAAAGGACCTGGACAGCCGTGCTCTATGGAAGCGTATCGAATCCTTTGTGTCATATCGCTGGAGCGAACGGACAGCGACGTGGATCGTGCAGGGTCCGGGATGGTGGCAGCCGCGACTTTCGCCCTTCACGCTGGATAGCGCCGAGGTCTGGAACGGGGAGACCTGGGAGTCCGTGACCCTTTCCCCGGCTCCCATAGGCTACGAGCTGGACGCGTCCATCTACAAGGTGAGCGGGACCGTCGGGACAACAAGCGTGCCAAGTGACGTGCTCGAAGCCTTCAGGCGCTTGGCCGAGTATCTGGCTGACGACAGCTACATAGGCCGCGTTGCTTCGAGCGGTAGCCGGGATCTTGGAGACGTGTCTATCAGCTCCAAAAGGCCCGTGGATTGGCAGGGAAAGGCGCTGCACCATAGCGGAGCGGCCGATCTGCTGCGGAGGTATAGATGATTCAATGGCTCAAAACGATTTTACGACGGGATAATGAAGAGACCCGTGCGGCCGGCACAGGCTTCACAGCGCAAGTGCTGGAGCAACGAAACAGCTTCATTTGGGGTCGGTCCGGGGTGGCCGAGCTGACCGGGACTGTGCAGGGCTGTGTAAATCTATGGGAAGGCGGCATTGCCCTGGCCGACGTGGAAGGGACGGACCTGCTGGACAGCACGAGTCTAGCGATTATGGCCCGGTCCCTGGGGCTGCGTGGCGAGTCCGTGTTCCTCATTAGGGACCGCCTTGTCCCTGTGAGTGATTGGACGCTCACCACGCGGGACGGCGTGCCGGTTGCCTATCAGGTAACGATCCCCGAGGCCGGCGGCGGCCGCACCATGACCGCCCTGGCAGATGAGGTGCTGCACGTCACCATCGGATCGGACCCGGTGGCACCCTGGGCCGGGACCCCGCCGCTTCGACAAGCAAGCCTCACGTCCGGACTACTGCACGCGGTGGAGTCCGCCCTGTCGGATATTTACACGGACGCACCAATAGGCTCCATGATCGCACCCTATCCCGAGAGCACAGAGGTTGACCGGGACCAGCTCGCCAGGTCCTTTCGTGGCAAGCGTGGCCGGGTCCTGCTGCGGGAGAGTGTGAACGTCACAGCCGCCGGTGGTCCGACCCCTCAGACGGATTGGAAGACGAGCGACTTGTCTCCGGACCTGTCCAGGGCGATGACCACGGAAAACCTGGAGGCCGCCCGGAGCTCCCTTTGCCATGCGTATGGGGTCCTGCCTTCCATGCTCGACCCGAAGGCGGCTGGTAACGGGGTCCGTGAGGCACAGCGTCATCTTGCACAGTGGACCCTTGAGCCCATTGCAAGGCGTATCGCCGAGGAGGCCACGGCCAAGCTCGAAGAAAGCGTCACAATGGACGTTCTGCGGCCACTGCAAGCCTACGACGCGGGACAGAGGGCGCGGGCCATGAAAGGCACTCTCGAAGGGCTTACACTGGCGAAACAGGCCGGTATGAGTGACGAGCAGGTGTCAGCCGTGCTCAAGTTCGCTGGAATGGGCAAGGAGGTCCAGGGAGATGGGTAAGCTCGATGCGCTCGGGGATCTGGTCGGCCGGCTGTCCAATGACTTCGGCAAGGCGATGACCCTGAAGGAGCACACCGGGACGGAATACGACCCGGATACCGGCACGACCGTAGATACATACAATGATCACTCGGTCTCGGGGATCGTTCGCACCTTCCGCCAGGACCTGATGGACGGCTCGGCGGTTCAGGTTGGAGACCTGGACGTTCATGTCCC